AATTAAATACGAAGTGTACTTAGACCATTTAGGTTATAAAACTTTTGGAATCGGACATTTATGTAAGGCTACAGACCCAGAAAACGATTTTGAGGTAGGTACAGAGGTAAGTGAAGAAAGAGTTAACGAGTGCTTCTTAAAAGACGTAGAAAAGGTCATTGAAGATTGTACAATACTTTATGATGAATTTTTTACATTACCAGATGAAGCACAATTAATTATTGCTAATATGATGTTTAATCTTGGACGACCTCGTTTATCTAAATTTATCCGTATGCGTGAAAATGTAAACAAGGGCGACTGGAAATCCGCTGCATCTGAGATGCGTGATTCAAAATGGTACGATCAAGTAACCAAACGTGCACAGAGGTTAGTTGATCGTATGGAGAATATATCTACTTAACCGACTTCGCCCCAATCATTACCTAACTCTTGGTCAACTTTACTTGGAACATTTAACTCAAGACCTTGTTCCATGATCTCAGTAATCTTATCTGCTTGTTCTTTTGAACTTATACTAAAGCAAAGTTCGTCATGCACTGTAAGCAAAGGCACCAAACCTTCGTTGTAACAATCAACCATGGCTTTCTTTGTTTGATCTGCTGCACTGCCTTGTATCAATCTATTTAAAGCCTTATACGTAAAAGCTCGTCTTATACCTGGGCCATATTTCTTTTCAGCTTCTTCAAACTTATAGGGTTGATTATAACCAAATGTCTTTGGCTCCCACATATCAAACCTACATGATCTGCCCAATACAGTTCTAACCCTACCCATCTTTTGTGCACGTGACATGACTTGATCTGCAAGTTGTTTAACAAACGGAACTTTACGATGATAGGTATCTAATAATTCATTTGCCTCTTCTAATTTAATATCTAAAGTGTTGGCAAGTTTTTGTTTGCCCATGCCATACATAATACCAAGATTAACTGTCTTAGCCTCTTTTCTAGATATGTTTGCCATGTCTGCAACCATCTGATGAAAGTCAACATCATCTTGTTGATACTGTTCAATGATATTATCCACAGTAGGATTACCTTTGTTTACGACTCCACAATAGTGAACCAATAACCTTGGCTCTTGGCTACTATAGTCAAAGCTACCCCACTTCTCGCCTTCTTCAGGTATAAATAGACCTCGAATCATTTTCTTAATCTCTGGATCTCTTGATGGTATTTGCTGAAGATTAGGATTAGATGAGCTAAACCTACCCGTCACTGTGCCACCATCATCATTACGTAGTTGATGCAACTCACAATGTATTCGGCCTTTATAACTATGTTTAAGTATACTATCGATAAATGTATTGTGCGCCTTATCTAATTCACGAAGTCTTAATACTTTAGCTGCTATGGGATGTGGACAGTTTTGTAACCAAGCTTTTGTAAAGGATGCTTGTTTGCTCTTATCCGTCTCATCGTAATGAATATTATGATAGTCAAATACCTTAGCTACACTTGTTGCTACCCATGGTTCTACATCTATGTTGGTATCATCTTTTATTTCTTTGAGTATTTGTTTCTTCATCGTGAGTAACTTAGTTTTAGTTTTCTCTGCCTTATCTAAATCTACACGCACACCTTTACTTCTCATCTCAAACACACAAGGTATTAGACTTGTTTCTAATTCAAATATACTTGATAGTTCTTCTTTATTTATTAGTGGCTCAAAGTGATTCCATAATCTCAAAGTCAAAGCTGCATCTTGTTCTGCATAGGTCCCTACAAACTGTGATGGCAGTTTCCATAATTCTTTCTTTGGATCTAATCCAAAGTCCTTAGCTGCTGACTTCAACACCTTTTCATCCTTGCGCTCGCCAAGATAGTCACGACCTAAGGCATTAAGTGCAAAACTAAATCTGTTTTCATTAATAAGTGGAGCAGCAATCATTGTATCAATAATCTTACCTTTTACATCCACATTTGCCCACTTAAGCCACCCTGCATCATACATTGCATTGTGCATAATCTTGGGTATGTGTGGTGTATCCATCTGTTTTCTAAGCCAAGTAAAAACTTTTTCTTCTGGTATATTCCCACCACCTTGGTGCCGAAAGGGATAATATCCCACGAAATCCCCCGCTGCGACAGCTACTCCCACGATAAATCCATCATTACGTGTCCATCCTGGGCCAAGTTCCATTAAGTTTGGATCACATGTTTCTAAGTCAATAGCTATATATTTAGAGTTAGTAAGGTCTGGAAAGGATTGAGGCACTGTCCATTCTTTTTCTAACGTATTCATCTCCATACGTTCAAGGAAACTTATTGTGTTTTTATCTTTCATTACATACCACACATACCATCACACTCATCTAAGAATGATAGTTGCCCTTTCTCCTCCATTGTTTGTAAGTCAGCTTGATCTAATGGCTTTAAGGATCTGTGTACAAATTGCTCACGTCCTTTATCTGTGCCAGTAGTTCTTATCTTTTTATCCACGGCCACCGCATCTTCCCAACCTTTAGGATCGTTGTCTCTTAGGTGTCGCCATTCATTATTGTTTTTGTATGGACAAAATGTACAAGCAGATCGTGGTAAATATTTTTCTGGGTAATGTTTAGCAAACCAATTTTGACAATCATATCGTTTCATTCCTAGTTCTAACAGTGGCCATCGATTGTATAACCATTTGTCTCTAGATTCTTTTACACGTTGTAGTTCGTCTTGACTTATACCTATCCATTGTTCAAGTATAACTCCTGGTTTAACTTTGTGATTCTTCTTTACACCAAGTAATTCTCTAAACTTTTTCTGTATTGGTTCAATCTTAAACTGTGTTGTACATTGCCTACGACCAAAACCATCTTTGACATGGAAAGGAACCACACAATAATCTCTGTTTGTGCCTCTGATGTTAATGCCCTCTGTTATACTTTTACGTAAGTCTCCCGCAGTTGTTTGGTATATTGGGTAAGATAGTTGTGTAGATAGCCACTCAAGATGTGTGTAAACCTCATCGGGTTCTGCTTGTGTATCAGCGAATACTGCACAGTCTGGCTTAGGTGTTATCTCTCCTCGTTCTGCCATCAGTGCCATAACAGAAGATTGCACACCTGCGCCCAAGCTTATGACCCTCATTGTTGGATTAGGGTGTGGTTTGAAATAACTACTTATCATCTTTCTCTTCTGCTCCAAGTGCGCCATATCCACAGATATCGACCCACGAATCTGTATGACTAGGTGTTTTCACTAAACGTGAAATCTTTAATGCCAATAAACAAAGATACACCATTCTTACAGAAACTTTAATACCTAATATTGCTGACCACATAGTAGCAACTCTCTCATGATTTTCATAAGCATCCCCATAATCCCTTGCTCTATCGCCCGTAATAAGTTGTCCTGCTTTAGCTAATACGTTCTCTCTTTTCATATCATGTACCTATACTTTCCAAATGAATCTACTATGTGTAAGTTATGCTTTGCTCTAGTAACCCCCGTATAAAACACACGATGTTCATCATCTTGATTAGGTGCATTGACTGCAGGATAGCATGACTCAGATAATAATATTACATTGTCATCCTCTCCGCCTTTCATCTGATGTATTGTCGATAGTTTAATACGAGGCTTATCTAGATCCTCTCCCCTTCGTAATATGGCTGCCCTATATGTCTGATCATCTTCTGACATGTTTACAACATCTTCAGATCTCATAGACTTAGGCGCAACCAATCCATGATTAGCCACAAGTTCGTTATATGTTAAACTGCTTTGTGGATCTAAATAATCTAATGTCTTGGCCGATCCTCTCTTGACCACTTGATTCTTGCCTTGCTTTGGTACAAACCCATAGAACTGCTTGATCATATCCAAGGCTATAGGTTTATCCTCACGTAAATCTTCCCACATCTTTATAAACTGTGTGTACTGATTATCAAATGATACTTGACCATACCGCTCGTATAAATATCCATTGTCACGTAAATTTGTTTCTATCTTACTAACGATCTTGTTAGTTCTCGCCATGATAGTCCATGACCCTTCGTCTATATCCACATCATACCAATTCATATGGTAGTCTACTAATCCTTCACGTGTTGTTGGATTCCATTCTTTCTTCTGTCTTACATCAATTCTTTTTACAATTTTATCTGCTATGCTATGCACGGACATTGGAACTCTGTAGCTCTGATCCAAGATCCTTATGTTAGAGCATGAGTTCATAAAATTTTTTACATCAACACCATTCCATGCATGTATGGCTTGATCATCATCTCCTGCATACCACACACGTTTGGCGGATTGTTTAAGGACATCGATCATTGACCATTGAAGCTTTGTCAGATCTTGCGCCTCATCAACTATCAACACATCAATCGATGGCGCAGTTCCTTGATAGACAAAGTCTTGTATCATGTCTGTGAAGTCTCGCTTGTCGTATTCTTTCTTATATTCTTTGTATACCTTGTTTACTTTTTTCAAAAAAGAATAGCTTAGTTGATAATCGCCATTGTCGTTATATTCATCATCCAAGGAAACTTCCCTCATGGCTGCTCTACCAATAAGTTCTAGATACTGATTACCTTTATTAAAAGATTGCAGAAGCACACCATCACTATTAGATCTTGCAGTATTACCATCAAATATAACTCCAAGTTCCTCGCCCAACTTTGTGAAGTCTGCACGAGTTAGCATATTAGAATCATTAAGACCTAGCCAATGATAGCCAGTTGAATGTAGAGTCTTGAACCACGGAACATCTTTGAGTGATAGTTTAGTTTGTTCAGATATACGATCTTTAGCCTCTTCTATAGATTTTTTAGAAAAGGACACAAACGCAATCTTGTCTGGCGGTGTGCCTCTGCCTAGTTCATCTTTAACTATATCAATCAAAGTATATGTCTTACCACATCCTGGTGGTCCGAATATCAGTTCTTCATCCATTAGACTTTTCTCTTGGTCTTTTCTCTAGCCACTCTTGAACTTCACTTTCTATCCATCTAGATGTTCCGTTCTTTTCGGGTAGACCAAGCATCACGGGTTTAGGGAACATGCCCTTTTGTACCCAAAGATATAATGTTGACTTAGATATTTTAAGCCAAGAACATACCTCGGGTCCCGTTAGGAATGTAGTACTCCTATCCATTTGTTTTTCATTAGAATGGGATTTCGTCATCATTTGTCTCCTTATTTACATATAAATCCACTTCAGTAGTTTTAAATTTAGGAACCCACCAAATCCTCAAATTAACCCACTTACCATCATCCATCTTGATTGTTCTTGTGCCATTACATTTAGAATCATCATTTAGATCTTTCAATCTCTGTTGGATCTGTGGTCTATTAAAGGTAGTAAATCCCCTTTGTTTCAAAAACTCCTGCAGTCCTTTCATGGTAAAATATGTCAAGTCATCTTCTGTCCATGGTTTACCCATGGTCATTTCCTCGGGAGACTTTGCCCGAATACGGCTAGTGCAGTAGGTTTCTACGAGTTCTTTAAATTGACCCGTTAAGGTCAACTCTTCAGAAGCTTCTATTGATGTTGCAGTGGATAACAAGTTATTTACCAAAACTTGCCAATCCCCTGGTTTAAACAACGGAGGCATAAAATCTATTTGTTCCATGCATGCACGTTGAAACTGTATAGGCATTTGTAATTGTTCTGTGGATAGCTCGAGTCTCTTACCATCCACATCAAGAAAGAATAATCTTGGCTCTGATTTTAATATCGTTAGTCCACCAATCTCGGGCAACGTATCATGGCCACCGATTCCATACTTTGCTTGTTTACATGCCTTCTTATCACAATGACTCTGCATAGGTTCGTCCCTACACAGATACTCATAATCTTTTTTCTCATGTTGTTGTTGAATTGTTACTATCTCAGATGCGGGTAATGGTGGTGAGCAATACTTTTGATTCCATGTCTCAAGCATTTGTTTCCAACTTTCTGGAAACTTCTTGATTGCATACTTACCCGCATGAAACATAACTTTGTTCCTTTGACCCTCTGGAATACCAAGGTTAAAAAATATACGTAAGCACCAAGGCGCATCATCAAATTCTTTTTTGTTATTGCCAAGATTGAGTTTAGCTAAATCTTCTAACGTAACAGTTTTCTTTTCTACAAATTCCAGAAATGTCTCAAGGGTCATCTCCTTACCCTTTTCATCAACTGCATATCTTAAACTATTATCTGCATCAAAATATGGAAGATTAATAAAATTTCCTACATCTCCTCGGTCTACTAATATCTGATCTTGCTTTGGAAATATCTCACAATTAGAGTGACCAAGTGCTGCTGCCATCTCTCCTAAATAATCTCTTATGTCTACTGCGGGGTAATATTCTTTTAAAAACAAAAATAAATGTGCGCCACCCGATTTACTTCTGCATACAACAAAAGGCAGTTTCATAGTCTTACATCTCTTTGCTATTTCTGCATGATCTATCGGATATGTGTCTATGTCCAAGACACCAAACTTGCACTTGTTTTCGTGTGTAATAGGTATTGATCCAATGCCCGTTGTACCATCTAGATGACCTTTAATTAAATCAATAGTCAAAGGTTCTTTAACGATGAAACTCTTAGCATCAGTCTTACCATTTTTTCTAACGTTACCAATAGTGGTTTGTCCATGTGCAGTGCTTGATCCCTCAAACACTGCCATGAACTTGT